TTGCCAAAAGCATTGACAAATGGCGTACTTTCAAAAGATTTCGACGGGAATCAGATTTACACGATACTTTCAGACCTTTTGCTCAACAATTGGGCTGAAGTCCCAGGGGCATTGACCTGGGCGGGTTATAGCCCAACGGCAACCTGGGCAACGGCTGAAAACGTAGGTTTGGGAGAAATCGACCAACCAGGTGAGTATGAATTAGCCGCGCGTTCAACCAATCGAACCGACGTTTATTCATTGGTTTCAGCCCTGGCGACTTCAGGTTTGGGATACATTTATGAAGACGCATTTGGTCGCATTTCGTATGCTGACGCCACACACCGCAGCCAATACCTTCAGGCAAACGGTTACGTTCAAATTACTGCCAACCAGGCGCGTGCTGCGGGCTTGCGTACTGAAACCCGTGCGGGCGACGTGCGAAACAATTTAACCATTAAATACGGTGCGACCAGCAGCAGCGAACAATCTGCCAGTGACACAACTTCAATCAATACTTACGGCACACTTTCCCAAATCATCACCACAACACTTCACAACGCGGCTGACGCAACCGCCCAGGCAAATTTTTATTTGGCACTTCGAAAAGACCCTCAGCCAATTTTTAGTGAGATTACATACGACCTGACCAATCCTGAAGTGGACGACGCAGACCGTGACGCCTTGATCGAAGTTTTCATGGGAATGCCAGTTGCTATTAATGACCTACCTGGCAACATGGGGTCGATCTTCCAGGGTTTCGTCGAAGGTTGGACATTCCGTGCGGGTTACAACACCCTTTCGGTTTCACTTAATCTTTCGCCCGTTGCTTATTCATTGCAGGCATTGCAATGGGACGAAATTTCCAATTCATTTACCTGGTCGGGCGTGTCGCCAACGCTTGACTGGGCGCGTGCAACAATTATCACTTAACGAAAGGTTAAACATGGCAAATCCAACAACCAATTTCGGGTGGGTCATGCCCACTTCAACAGATTTAGTCACCGACTTACCAGCCGATTTTGCGGTTTTTGGTCAAGGCGTTGACACCACAATGGCTGAATTAAAGGGTGGAACAACAGGTCAGGTTCTTTCAAAGACTTCAAACACCGACATGGATTTCACATGGGTTACAACTGACGACGCAAACGCGATTCAGAATTCAATCGTTGACGCTAAGGGTGACTTAATTGCAGCGACTGCAAATGACACACCCGCACGTTTGGCAGTCGGAACGAACGGTCAGGTTTTGACCGCTGATTCAACGGCGGCAACTGGTATCAAATGGGCTACACCCGCAGCAGGCGGAACATTTCCAATTTTAACAGCGTCAAAATACGGCAGCAATTTTTCAACAAGTTCAACAAGTTTTACAGATATGACAGGTTATTCGATAACACGAACACCAGTTTCGGGAACAAACACCATTGAAGTAAAATTGACGGTAACAGTTACGGTTAGCACGAGTTTAGTTGCGACAATCAAGTTTTTTGCTGGCGGTTCAACTTATCAAGAAAATTCAATGTATATTCCATACAACGGCGCAGAACCAAGCACGATCACACTTTATTGGTTCGCTTCCAATGTAGCAGCATCTTCAACAGTATTTAAAACTCAAATGAAAGTTTCAACTGGAACATGCACTGTGTACGGTGTTAATTCAGGATATAACAGTTCTTATAGCACATTGGAGATTTACTAATGACAACACATAAGGATATTGTAAAAGCACTTAACGATCTTGGTGCGAAGGAATGGTCATTGTCAGGCGATAACATTGAAGACATTGTTTGGTTAACTGACGAGGTAAAGACCGAAGCCGAGATCAAGGCGGCATTGGGTGTCTAATTATCCACAAGGCACAAACGCACGGCTGATCGAAGTTGCAGCCGCTGAAGTTGGCACAATCGAAGAAGGCGACAACCTGACCAAATACGGCAAATTTACAAAGGCTGACGGTTTGCCCTGGTGTGGCAGTTTCGTCAACTGGTGTGCAAATGAAGCGGGCGTCAAGATTCATTCAGTCGTTGGCACTGCTCAGGGGGCACACAAATTCAAAGAGATTCAACGCTGGTCAGGCATGCCGCAATTGGGATACCTGGCATTCATGGATTTTCCTCATGACGGCGTTGATCGTATTTCACACATTGGAATTGTTGTTGGACTAATCGACACCAAAACATGTTTGACAATTGAAGGCAATACCAGCGGAACAGGCGACCAGCGCAATGGCGGCATGGTCATGATCAAGGTTCGGTCATACGGTGAAGGCAAGGAAATTGTCGGTTTCGGCATTCCAAAATTCGTACCGTATAAGGGAGAATTTCCAATCGTTGAAATGCCAAAGTCGGCAGCAAAACCAACAAAGGAGAAAAAATGGAACAAGCCAAAGCCCTAGCCGCGTCGTGGGCGCGTTCATTTATGGCGGCAGCACTTGCCTTATACATGGCGGGCGTGACTGACCCTAAGACGCTTGCAATGGGTGGAATTGCAGCGGTTGCACCAGTTGTTTTGCGCTGGTTAAATCCAAACGACAAAGCCTTCGGTTCTACGGGGAAGTGAACCGACGATTCGCGGCGGCAGGGTTGGTTTGGGCACTTGCACTAATCCTGACCGCTTGCGGGTATCAAGGGTGGACACGTTATGAATGTCAAGAATTCGACAACTGGTCAAAAGCCCATTGCCAAAAACCGCAGTGTATCCCCACTGGAACATGCACTGACGACTTACTTGGAATTGAATCGAAACAGACCCGCACGCCGTAAGTCACCCGAGGAAATCCACGCACAACTGATTTTGATAATTGGTTCAACCCTTGCAGCGGTGTTTTTGATCGTAACCCTGGGAATCACTTATGCGCTTATTTTTGTCACACAACCAGTCAGCGCGCAAGCACCAAACGACGCTGCATTTATTGACCTTTTGAAAACCCTGGCAATTTTCCTGACTGGTTCATTGGGCGGGGTACTTGCTGGCAATGGACTGAAATCGAAACCAAAGCCCGGGGACACGCCGACAAACACGCAAGGTTCTTGACCGCGCGCCAATCATGCGTCACCCTGAGTTCAGGTGGTAGTGGTTACCGCCTAGAATCGGGAGAATTCAAAATGGTAGTTGATCTATTAGACCCACAGACATTGCAGCGTTTGGTGCTGTTAATCATTCTTATGGTGATTTCAGCAGCGGCAGGTTATGCAAAAGGGTTCAAAGAAGGCAAGCGCGAAGGCATGGCACGCCGTAAAGCAATGGTTCGTCACATGGCAAACAAGGCGGTGAAGTAATGGGATTCCTGGACAATTACGAAGCAAGCCGCGAAAGACTTGAACGCTGGTTGAAGACATACCCAACAGGCAGAATTGAAACACGCATTGTTGAATTCAGTGCTGAAAAGGGTTATGTTCTAGTTGAAGCAAAAGCGTTTCGAAATCAAGAAGAAACCCAACCAGCGGGCATTGATTATGCGTACGGATACCAGGGCGCATACCAACCCAACATGCGTCGTTGGTTTTGCGAAGATACGGTCACGAGCGCAATTATGCGCGTGCAGCAATTGGTCATGGGCGGCGCGGAACGTAGCACCAAAGAGATCATGGAACAGGTCGAAACAACACCCGCCAAAATCGCAAACACGGACACAACGTACGATTACTGGACAACCAAACACGGCGACGTGCCTAGTTACAAAACCGCAGGGGAAGCCGAACAATCGGGAATTCCTTCATTGGGTTCAAGCATGGACGAAATTGCAAAACAACTGGGCGGGCAGTTAATCGAAGAAGCACCAAAATGCGTACACGGTCACCGCATTTGGGCAACAGGGAAGAAGAAAAACGGTGAAGACTGGGGCGCATACCGCTGCACCGAAAAGAATCGCAATGAGCAGTGCCAGCCAATTTGGTACGTCTTCGGGTCAAATGGTAAGTGGCGCGCACAATGACAAAACAACGGCTGATAAAAATCATTGTGTGCGTCGAAATCGTGCTGGTTGTTGCAATGTTGTGGGTGACGTTCAAATGAGTGAATACATTGAATTGATCAATCCAAAAACCCGCATTTGCAAACTGCTCAAAAATGGTGAAGTTGTTGCAGAATACAAAATGGAACAGTGCGACAAATGTTCAATGCTTGCCAGGGTTGACGAATTTGGTTATCAACGCGGTCAATCGGGCGAAAAACTATTGTGGTTTTGTGGTGGTTGTCGGTGAAAATGACACTTACCAGGCATGAAGAATTTACATGCCACGAAGCCGCGTTGGCACTAGCCAAAGAAAACAAAGACTATTGGGAATGGAAGGAAGGCAGTTACACGCCCGAAAAGTCATTTCACGATCAGATAGCCCAGGACGCTCATTCAATTGGCAGCGAATGGGTTGTTGCCAAATACCTGGGTTACGAATTCAACCCGTTTGAACATCT